ATTTCTCCACGCCCAGATCGCCGAAAACATCTTTCTGCGCCACGCTGGAAAAATACGCCTCTTCCGTCTGCACCAGCCGCGCGGCAGAACTCAAGCCAACATCGAACTTTTGCGCTATGCTCTTAATCGCCTTATCCGGGCCGGTTCCGCGCATTATGGAGGTGGTCAGCGCATTATGCAAGTTCTGTACCAGCTGCGGCCGGTGTTGGCCCCAGACGCGGCTGGAAAAGTTTCTGCCATCCGCCGCCCACGGTCTGTGGATCACGGTATTGATCCGCGCATCGTCCAGCCGGAAAAGCGTTTGACCAACTCCGGTACCCTTTGCCAGCTCATAGGCGCCGTTATAATACGCCGCGCTATATGCCGCCGCCGCGAACTCTTCCAGCCCGGTCAGCTCCCCGCGCATCAACAGTGTTGCATGGTGTTGCAGCTGTATTTTGATTGCTTCCAGTCTGCTGATCCGGTACTTTAATGACGCATTTTCAAGCGTCTTTGTCCAGTCGCCGGTTATGCCGTTTTCCTTTGCCAATCGGGTATATGCAGCCAGATCAAGTTTGAAGTCGGCCAGCTCGTTTGCCGACAACAGCTTTTTGGCCGCCGCCATGTTGGGCAGCTCGTTATTTGCGGCCAGCCGGTTGTAAAAGACTGCAAGGTCTCTTTCAACTTCACGCTGCGCCGCCCGGTACTGCCTTGCAAGCCCGTTAATATGCGACTGGCTCCGCAGGTTTGCCCGCTTTTCGTAAAGCTCAAACCGCTGCTGCCAGTATGTTCTGGTTTGCGCCATCTAACGCCGCCCCCGTTTATTCATCGTTTTGGCCGCTTTTGGCGGGGTTTTGGCCGTCGTCGGTATTTTCTCCGCCTGCGCCATCATCGCCGCTGTCGTCGCCGTTTCTGGGCGTAAATGGATCGGTAAAACCCGCCGTGTTCTTTTTGTCTTCCTCGTCCAGCAGCTCTTCCGCCGCGTCCACATCGTCAATGAACGGCACTTGTTCCAACAGCAAGCGGTTCGGGATTTTCGCCCCTGCGCTGACAAGACCGTTCAGAATTTCGGTTTGATTCATCATCAGATCGCGATTGAAAGTAAACTTGATTTCATCCGCCGAAAAGTCCCCAACTCCGGTATTGGCAAGGTGGGCTTTGACAAAGAAAAGCAGATCAACCAGCGACGCTTGAAACTCCGCTTCCATCTCGTTTGCGTCGATGTCAATATCGTTGAACATGGCGGAAATGTGCATCTGGTTTGCATTGCCGCCGACGCTATCGTCTTTGGCGTCGTAGCCGCGGCAATTCTCCACCAGCGACTTTTTCAGCAGCTTGAGTACCAGCTCATAATTGGCCGCGTTTACTTCAATCTTGAGCGTATCGACGCCGCCTTGCATACCATCCTCGGAGCGCACCTTAATTGCGCCATACGCGATAATATTCTTGCGGAGGTCAGCCAGATTTTCGCCGTCGTAGTTCTTCACGATCAAAAGCGTGCTGCGGCTATCTTCCTGCATGTTGTCCCGGAACTCTGACATAGTTTCGTTCAGCGCATCCTGCAAGCTCTTGCAGCGGGCAAGCAGTGTTTGCTCTTTTGCATTGAATTTGAACGGCACCAGCGGCACGCGCTCCCATCCGGCAACTATTACCGGCTGTTCAGTGCTGACCGATTCAACCCCCGGCAGCGTCATGGTTATATAACTTTCCGCCGGGTTTTCGTCCGCCTTCAGCTTGCCATCTTCCAGCACAAAACGCTGTATGCCTTCCGCCCGGTAAATTTCCACCTTTTCGATTGTTTCACCCGTGAGCGTGAAAGGCTTTTCCACGCGGAAATATCTGACTGCAAAGTCAAGTTCCGTGTGCGCCGCGTCCTTCCAGAAAGGCAGTATTTCATAGGCCGGAAACACCTTGAACTTGAACGCGCCCTGATCGTCGTAATGCGGGAATAGCCAGCACAGCCCGCTGTTGATACAGTTCAGCCCGACGGCGCTTAAAGTCCGCAGGAATTTAGCATCAAGCACGCCCCGGATTGCTTCGGCTGCCGCGTCGTTGCCATCGCAGGAAATGGCAACCGGCTGCCCCAGCAAATAGTTGCGCTTCTGGTCTGCCATTTTCGCATATTGGTTATCAATCAGCTTATTGCAGGGCAAGTGTCCAATCTCCACCAGCTGGCCGTCTGCGCCTATTGCCGTGCGCTTGCGGGTCAGCACTTTGTGGTGCCCGTTATAATAGCGTTCGCCGTCAATCTGGGCAATGCGCTCCGGCGAAAACTTCCAACGATTGATTTTGTGCTCAAGCCATTTCTTTTCATCCGGCGCCATTGCTGCCGGTTCTGTTGCTTCAATCATTTTTCTGCCCGCCTTGTTTATAAGTTTTTTCGCCCAGTCAAACATTGCTTTTGTCTCCAGTTCGTTTTTTATAAAAAAGATACACCGATTTGCAAAATAATCAAACATCAAAAAGCGGTTTTTTCAATAAATCTGCTGCACCGTAACGCCACGCGTCCATAAGATGGTTCATTTCGTCAACCGGCTGTTGCGTCGGGTTGCCGTTTTTGTCCGTCGCCCATGTGTAATTACTGATCTCTGTAATGAAGTTCACGCAGCGCGGATGTACAACGACGTGAAAGTCTTGCAGCCGCTGGATTCCGTGCCGTATACTGTCCGGGCCTTTGCGTGCTGACCGGATATTGTACATGCCCAGATCGCGCAATTCAGATATACTTTTCGGCTCCGCCGCGTCCGCTACAATGCGCTCTTTTCGGTAGCCCATGGCTTCGATCTTTGCATACAGCTGCGGGTTGGTCAGCTGCTTTTCGTAAAGCTCGTCATAGACGTATATAATCCGGTCTGCGGTGTCCACGAAAAAACAGCAAAGCGCGGACGGGTCAACACTATACCCGAAGTCCAGCCCAAAGCCCGCCTTGATTCCCGGCTTCTGCCGGATCGCCTCAATGTCAAAAGCATCCTCCCGCCAGTTTTCGTATATAAGGCCTTCTGCAATGCCCCATTCGCCCAGACCGGCCACGCGGTAGCGCTGCGGGTTTCGCTGCTTCATTTTTTCAAACAGCCGCAGATCTGATTCTTCCAGCCATTCATTGCAGGTGTAGTTCGTAGTCATTGCCAAAATATCCGGGTCGGGGTCAGCGTCAAAAAAGCGCTTTTTCAACCAATGGTGCTGATTCCACGGGTTGAACGTAATTGTAAACCGCTTAAACAGCCCCGGCGGCAACTGTCCGCGGATTGATTCGTCCAGCGTGTCGAAGTCCTTTTCTTTGGTGATCTCGTAGGCCTCTTCAAGCCAGCAGAACGTCAGATAACCAGACGGCACCGTTATGGATGTAAGTTTCAGCGGATCATCAAAGCCCCGGAAAAGTATTTTTTGCCCGGTCGGGACGCGGGTAATTTCCAGCGGCGACAATGTACACTTAAATTCACTTTCAACGCCCAGCCGCCGGATTGCCCAGCGCAAATCTGCAAAGCAACTGTCCTTGAGTGTTCGCTCCGTTTTACGCACGACCAGCGCGTTTGTCTCCGGGTAGTTGATAAGCGCGGCAATGTGCCACAGCGCGGCCGTTTTGCTCTTCTTGCTGCCTCGGCTGCCCTTACAGACACAATACCGGCCCTTGAAGTTCCAGAAGTCGTCATAGCCTTGACCGATAAGCAAGCGCTTGTACCAGTCATAGAAAGTACAGCCACACCGGCCGCAAGTAACGCGGCGGGCCGCCACATTGGGCGACCAGTACCGCGCCCCGCAGCAAGGGCATTGCAACGCGTGGCAGTCTGCCGGTTTTTTTCGCTTTTTTCGCTTATTTCGCGCCATTAGCCGCGCCTCTTTATCTGCTTTTCAAGCTCTGACAGCATCAGAGTTTCAAAGGAATTGTTTTTACATCTTAAAAGCCCGGATGTGGTCTGATCAATCGACTTGAAACAGTAGCCCGTTCCAACCTTGCGCATGTTGTCGGTTGCCTGCACTTTTTCGCCATTCATCAGGCGCACCGTGTGGAACTCATTAACCCGCCAGCCCAGACCGTCAACCCCGCAGCAGGTCATTGAATCGCCCATTGATCGCAGGCGGTTTTCCGCGCAGTAGAAACGCAAGCCGAACTTGTGGCACTGCTGCTTTATGGCTTCATAATCGTGCTTGAGCAGACTTTCCGGATAGCAGTAATCCGCCCCCACTTTAACAAGGCCTTTTTTGCCTGTAATAAACTTCATGCCCTCGATAGTCAGCCCGTAAGCTCCGGCCTCCGCAAATCGCGGGATGTTGTTCATCACATCCTTGAAAACCTCCAACATATACGGCTGCACGCGGATAATTACCCGGCGGCAGTTCTGGGATAGCGTTTTTACCATGCGCAAACGCTCCTCAAATGGCGGGCAGCCCTTTTCCAGTACATCGTATTTGCTGCAAGCCATCGACACTTGAACGGCCGCGTTACAGCGTTTTAACACGGCCAAATATTCCGGGTCGCAAATCAGCCGCCCTTTGGTGCTGATCGTTACCGGGTATTGTGTCTCTGCAAAGACTTCAAGACAACGCAAGGAAATCCTGTGTTTCCGTTCGCAAGGCTGGAACGGGTCAGACATGCCGCCCCAGTGCAGCGGGATGTTCCAATCGCACCAGCTGGTTACTTGCGTGCGCTTGCCCTTGATGAAATTCACCAGCCCTTTGACGCAGTTGTCCGCCTCAATCTTTGAAATATCCTTGTTGCGCTTCACAAAGCAATAGGCGCAGGCGTGCGAACAGCCCTTGTAAGTGTCAAACCTGATCGGCATATCGCACAAGATAGCCTGACTTCCACAATCAACCGCCATATTCTTTCGCCTCCTCTATGATCCGCTTAACGATAAAGTCCTTGCTTTTCGCTTCTATGTATGCCATCACGGCCGCTTTTTCTTCAATCGGGAAATTGAAAGAAACATCAAAACTTTGCTTTTCCTGCGTTACGCTTTCGCCGTTAAAACCGCTTTGCAGCAGATCTTGAATATGGCCAAAGTCGCGCTTTTCGGCTTCATCTTCAAAGCCAAAGTCCACCATCGAAAAATCAAGGTCGAAAGCGTCCAACTCTTCCAGTTCATCCGCCAACATTGCAAAGTCCCAGACTGCCAGCTCGCCGGTCTTGTTATCTGCAAGCCGGAACGCCTTTATTTTCTCCGGCGTCAGATCATCGGCCACAATGCAGGGCACCCTGTCAAGCCCCAGCAGCTGCGCCGCCTTGTATCGGGTATGCCCGGCGATAATCACGCCTTTGGCGTCAACAACCAGCGGCACTTTGAAGCCGAACTGCTTTATGCTTTCCGCAACCGGCCCGACTGCCGCGTCGTTTATGCGCGGGTTCTTTTCGTAGGGTTTCAGGTCTGTTAATAACTTGTAGATAACTTCCATATTGATTTATACACCGCCTGTTGATAATATTGTGAATAACCGCACAATTACGCTTTTTTTGCCCGGCTTTTGCGCTTCGGTTTTTCTTCCGGTTCGTCGTCGTAGTCGTCAATAAGCATGTCGTCGGTCAGCACTGCCGGGATCGTGCCGTTTAGGTCGATTTCCGACTTCTGCACCAGTTCACCCCGGAGTTTGGCCAGCAGCTCCAGCAAATCGGTGCTGCCAGTTCTTTGGGCGCGGCGGATCACCGCCCGGATGTAGGCGTCTTCATTGCTCAAGCCGTCTTCATCGTCGGCTGTTGCAGCCAGCCACGCTTCGATCATGTCCAGCGTTCGCCGCTTTTCCCGCCGGGCCGCCCCGCTGGCAATCCCGCCCATCATAGCAATCCGGTGTTGATCTTCTGGGGTTCTTTCACTCATCGGGACTAAATTGTCTTTACCAGTCTTCTTCATCGTCGATAATCTCGTCTGTTAAAACTGCGGTTGTTATTTCGTCGATTTCCACGCGGTCAGTCGGTTTGCAGCCCGCTGTATCGCGGACAAACGTTGCCGCCCGTGTGTCGCCCTTCAATGCCTTGTTTACCTGTGCAAGTAAGATTGCCTGCTCCGCTGTTATGTTCTTGCCCTTGACTTCTGAAAGGTTGCGTATCTGCTGCAACCGGCCCGGCTTCAGCGGCAGATCAAGTATCGCGTTAAGTACCTGCTGCATGTCTCTCTTGCGCCGCCGTGCTGCTCCGCTTGCCATGCCTCCCGCCCGTGCTATTTGCCGTTGTTCGCTCTTTGTTCGTTTGTTCAGTGGCACAAGGTTTTCATCCCCCTTGTGCTTTGCTCCGCTTGCCATGCCTTCGGAATCACCTCACCAGCTTGGCGGTTCGGTAAATCTTGGCGATTTGTGCCGCCCTGATCTCTTCCGCTTCTTCGTGTGTGATGTTCCCGATTTGTTCCTCATAGCGTACCGCGCCCAGCTTTGAGCGTGCGCTTCTGTTCTCTCTCATGGTCTTATCGCCTCCGCGTGAAATAATATATATGCAAATGCAAATAATTCAAGTGAATATAACTCAATTATACGGGAACGACTGTTCCGGGAACAATAGTTCTTGCGGTGGTATGTTCTGGCGGTTCTGTCAATTCTGAACACTTTCCCAAATGGAAATAGTTCACTCTCATACACCACCCCCGCCCCCCTATAATCCCCCCTCCCCCTCCGGTTAACTTGACTGTAACTTGACTGTAATTTGACTGCATAAAAAAGCCCGGGGACTGCTGTAACAATCTCCGGGCGTGCATTGAGGTCATCAACGCGGCTGTAACCGCCTTTAATATACCCCGCTGTTTGATTTTTTCCAAAGTCAGAATAAAAAAAGCTGCTGCGGTGTTTCGGATTTTATATTTGCGTTCTCGGATATTTTATCCGTTTTCGGCGTTTTGGCGGGACTTTCCGCTTTTCCGGTATCATTTACCGGCTTGACTGTTTCGGCCGCCTCTGCGGGCCGCTTTGCCGCCTTTTCCCGCCTTTGCTGCTCCACCTCCTCGCGGTGGCCATGTAATCCCATCTCAATAATACGCTTCATTTCTTCCGGATCTGTGATTTCAATAATCGTTCCGCCTGTCCAGTGGTGTATTGTCCGATAAACGTGCCAGACCTCCAGCGTCAGCGCGTTGCCGTGTACTATGTAGCTGTTGGCATTGAAGAAAAGCATATTGAGCGCCGCAGCAATGCACACATTGCCGTCAATGTCAATGCCGTGGAAGCAGACGGCGTTCAGCTTTTCCTGCGGTACCTTTTTGAGCGCTGCAATCAGCGTGCGCGCCCCGCCACATGAAGGATCGGAGATATAGCACTTCTTTTCCGGCGTGTATTTGTCCCATTCGGCCGCTTCAAGCGCTACCCGTGCCATAAACTCGCAGATGTTCCACGGCGTGAAAAACTGGCCCAAATTGGCGTTTGCTGCGTATTCCTCCCAGATTTCAGATAAACACTCCCGGTTGGTCGTCTGCATGTAAGCCATGACGCAGCCCAGCATTTCACCAAAGGCCCGCGGTTCCTTTCCCTTGTAATCCCGCATGATGTCCATATAGTGCTTTTCGCGGGGATGATCCGGCGTATGATCTGAAAGAAAAGCGTCCAGCGTCAGCTGCAAAAAGTCGGTATAAACCCGCCAGTAATTATGGCTGGTGAAGCTGTCAACCAGCTTGTGAAACTGCCTGATATATTCGTTGTCGGCCAGCACCCGCGTGTGGGCCGCTCCGGTTCGCTTTGTTGCCATTGTTGCGCCTCAAAAGTTATGGCCGGGATTGCCCCGGCCGGTGTTGTTATTATGCGTTTTTGTTCTCGTTGTAGAATTTTTCAGCCTCTTCTTTGGTGGCGAACACGTCAGTCCAGATGTCCATTCGCCGGGTTGCTTTGGCGCTGTTTTTCGTGCCGTCCGGGACTTCCTCCGGCGCATATACGAAAGTTTTGGTGTCGGTTACGATTGTTGTTACTTGGTAGGCCATTTTCTTTTATCCTTTCTGCCGTCTCCGGCGTGGTTGCGTCGCTCCCGGCCCGTCCGGGTTTACGTTGTATAATATAGCCCCGTTTGACGGAATTGCAAGCCGTGAAACAGAAAAAATGCAAAAAAAATAAAAAGCCCCGGATTGTTCCGGGGTCAGTTGTTCGGATTTTCCGAACTGCTAAATATTTTTTAGGTGTTCACTCGTTTTGCTTTTCCGGCGGTTCAATGACCACGCTGCCCGTGGCCTCTCTGGTATATCCGCATTGGCTGCATGTGGTCTTGAAGTAGCCGAAGCCACTTTCAACAATCAACATTCCCCCGCATTTCGGGCACTCTGGCGGCATTATTCAGCCTCCTTTTTTTCGTCCAATTTCTTTTTAAGTTTGCGAAGTTCGCTCTGGACTTCCAGCACATCCAGCATGGTGAATGTGGCAAGTACAAAAATCAGGTCAAGGCTTACTTTGCCAAAAATCGCCATAACCAAGCACACCATGCCCAATATCCACCTTGCGGCAAATTCCAGCGCGTTTAACTTTTTAATCATTGCAAATCTCCTTCAGCCTCGCCACCGTTGCGGCGATGGCTTCTTCGCGCGAACTGAAAACCATATTCGGCAGCAGCAGCGATTTGAAAACCTTGCCGTCATAATTGAACATGTAGGTTTCTGCCAGTCTTTCCGGGGACTGGGTGATGCGGTCAAAGAGGGTTGGTCTTTTACGCCTGAAACAATCGCACTTCGGGGAAACGTCAGAAATATCTTTGGCACGACAGGCACACCATGGCTTGCCGCCAATATACACACAAGCTCGGCAATCTTTGCAATAAATATCACTCATTCTTTCGTCTCCTGATCTTGTGTATTGTCAGTGCAACACAAATCCGTTTGTGTATCGTTTTTCGCGTTTTGCGCAACACAAATCCGCGCCAACTCTTTCAGCAGATTAAACACGCCGCGCCCCTCTATTGCCCCGTAAAAAAGCCCGGTTGATGGGTAAAAGTTCACGCGCCCTTTTGCCGTTTCGATCATTAAGTGTAAGCCATCGTTCCGGCTTTCAAACTTTATGCCGCGCTCCACCAGCAGGGCGGTGGATTTCTCTTTATTCTCCCGTCGGCGCCCTTGAGCATACCGGCGGTGCCTTAAAAAT